GATAAGGTATTTACAAACGATTCCTTGAATTCGTTCGACATCCTCTTTCGTGTAGTTGTTCAACGTGAAGCACCACGCGCGACCTCTGTTCATATATGTACCGTGCCAAAAAAAATTTAAATAATTATTCGTCCACCCGGCAGGGCCGGGCTCTTACGGAGCCCCACGCCGATGCCTCGGCGGTCCAGAAATAGCTGTCCTGGTGACATAATGACAAACATATTTTTTTACATATCCCACGGCTCCAGGCATGCCTCGCACCAAGGCTTCGTATAACAATATTTTTCATTCGGTCACAAGGTCAGACATTGCTGGCCCGCCGAGGCATCGCCGTGGGGCGCAGTAAGACCCGGCCCGGGGGTCGCCGAACATATTTAAACATAAGACCCCAAGATGCATACGATGCAATGCCGTATCGACGAACTAGCTACCGCAGTCGCCGACCTTATAGGCCGAGTTACCGCTCTAGAAGCTTTCGCCGCCGAACCTTCCGACGACGATTCAGGAGACGAGGAGGAATCAAAACAAGCCCCCAGGGCACAGCGTTCCCCAAGAACCGCATCGTTAAGCTCCGCTACATCGAGAATGTCACGATCGATCCTGGCGCAGTCGCCTTCGCAGAATTTGCCTACGCAGCAAATAGCATCTTCGATCCCAACCAGACCGGCGGAGGACATCAGCCAATGGGCCACGATCAATGGGCAACCTTCTATCGACGCTACACAGTCGTCGGCGCCAAAGTCACCGCAGACGTCGTCTGTCCAACCGCAAGCACCCCAAGCATCAGCGGCGTCACGCTGTCAGATCTTGCGACAACCGGTCACACGACCGTTCACGGTCTCATGGAGCGACCAACAACCTCCTGGAGGCTCGCCAGCACCTCTACCGCTGTCCAGCCAAAGCGCGTCAGAACCACATTCAGCGCCAAAAAATTCTTCAACCTGGCAAACATCAAGGATAATCAAGATCGCGTCGGCGCCAACTTCGGCAGCGATCCCAGCATCTTTGCCTACTTCCACTTCTTCACCGGAAGCCACGATGGAACAACCAACCTCCCAGTGCACTACTGGACAATCAAGATCACCTATATCGTTCTGTTAAGCCATCCGAAGGAACTACCGCAGTCGTAAAAAAACACGTCCCTGGCTCATTCTTTTTTCTCCTCGCATGGCTCGAAGGTCGGGGCTCTAGTATTACCCCCGACCTCTGTACCACCTGGTGTACCAGGGAAGGAGCGCACCAAATGGATCCTGCGCATCAACTGGCCACAGTCTTCCCTAGTGTGGTACATCTCGTCAGGAGCCCTCGGTGCCGTGATCCATATCCGAGTGGCCACCAGGCATCTGCTGCCCCCTTTGGTCTCTACCCTGACCGGGTACCTGTCCAGGTACCTCAGCAACGTGTGGAAATCACAGAAATCGGGCCTGAAATCGTCGATTATGACGCTCTTGTGCCCGTCGTATCCGTCCCACCATCGGAGCCCTTTGCTGCTTATCCATGTGTCTGGCCCCGCCTCTTCCAACGCTGTACGCGTTTTCCCGGTTCCCGTATTGCCCCAGTACCATCGTACTTCCGGAGGTTCCGTTCGCGGTATATCGACGTACTTGAGCATCAGCTCTGCAGCCCTCATCCCCTGGTAGTTCTCTGCTACCTCTATAACTCGTCGCATGCTCCCTGTCTCCACTGCTCGTTTAACCCTTGTAAGATCATTTCTCTTGCCTGGAGCTGGTATGGTTCCAGCCTCGTACAAGACCTTTTGTTTGCTGCAATAGGCTCTGTTTTCTGCCGCAGATCCTCTAGCGTTCTCGATGTGACAACGCTCGCCAAGTAGCTCCTTGACCGCCGTGAACCTCTTCGCCGTGGCGAAGCTAACGTATCCCTGTAGATGAGGCGTTCCGGACTCTCCTGTCTCATCGCCGAGGATAAGGTATTTACAAACGATTCCTTGAATTCGTTCGACATCCTCTTTCGTGTAGTTGTTCAACGTGAAGCACCACGCGCGACCTCTGTTCATATATGTACCGTGCCAAAAAAAATTTAAA